CGATCCCTGTAAAGGGATCGTCTCTCCTTAACACCTGGAGAGGTGCCAGAAGATCTTGGATAAGAGTCCATTTAGGCTGATTCGAGATCATTATGCATCCACAAAGGCATAGTCTAGCTTGTCTTCCCCGATAAAAGGGAGGAAAGTAAACGATGTGAGAGTTTATTATTACTGATAAACACTAAGGTATCACGGTGACCTGTAGAAGGGTCTCCGGATGGTAGTCTGACAGTTCGATTCTGTCCTAGAAGTAATTCTAGTGGGTTCTCTACCAAGAGAGCCGTTATGGTTAAGACATTCAATACCTACCCGGGGGCCTGACTCGGCTCTCCCGTAACGGATTGCTGCCGCGGCAAGCGTCTGGTGCTAACAATAATTATTGGTGTAACACTTTCATATCTTTAAAGGTGTAACTACGGGTGCTTATGCATAACGAGTTACTTCCTTAAGGAACTAACAAACCAGTCTGACTGACTGGCTGCGGCCCTTTCTACCTTCGTAGATAGGAAACCGAAGTTTAGTTGCTTATATTAAATATGTAATCGATCCACTCCCACCGGGTGGTAAGAGGGCGAAAACTAGTCCATCGATAAACCGGAAGTATGAACAGTATACCAGGCACTGATAATTCAGAATTACCTGAAAACTGACAAACCATAGCGGCGCTAGTGTTGCGTCTGATTTGGAACTAGTTTGTATGGTTAATATAAAACCTTGAAAAATGAGGTTTTCCCAGCAAATTAGGAAAGATGAAGATTGCGCATTATCCGTGAAGCTAAGTCAGCAGACAGCGAAAGGGATTATTATCCAAGAGCTACTGCTTCCGAAGTGCGAAGAAACGAAAGTTTCTTGAGTACGAATGGGTGGTTTGGATTGGACCTAAGTAAGGATTCTGACGTTTCCTTATATGGTTCCCTTATCATCGTTCCCCCTACTTGTTAAAATGAAAAATCAAATTAAAAGTTTTGCAGTGGGTGCGTACCGATTTAATAGCAAGGCAGCTAATGCCATGATCGCTGTAAAAGGCGGTACTCCTCTGGTGAAGGTATTCGTAAGTTTACTGACACCTTTGGGGTTAGGGGTAACCTCGTCGAGAGTTTTGTGTGTTGTTGTTCTTTTAAGAAGATTTCACCTTATTTACAAAGGCCAGGGAGTCAGGGGACTCGTCCTCTTTCTCAAAACTACAACTGTAGTATTCCAGCAATGCGTAAATGGTCATGTTCTTTCGAATGTGACTCCCGTCTCTGGAGTCCGAGTTTCAAGAACGAACTCGGGATATCCAAGAATTATACCTGTGATTCATCGCGAGATGATCCGGCAAGGAGATACGAAATTGATGAAACTGTATTTAACGCTCTTTAACCTTTATCGAGTTCTTGAATTCGATGGTAGGCTTAAATTGAATACGATTACAGCACCTTCTACTGCGACAGGGTCACTAGATATGTCTAAACATATTGAAAGCTTTGTTTCGGGATTAAGATTGGATTCTGTGGTAAAATTTGATATGTCTAAACACATCAAAGACACAGGAATGTTCCATAAGAGGATGTTACCTAATTTCGTTCTAGATTGGTTGAAAGACCGATATAGTGAATTAGAAGCATTCCCAATCTTGAAGGGGGCTCCGGGTACGCATACTAGTAGTTCAGGAGACGATAGTCTCTCCTACAGCGTTTCTACCCACCCGGTCGTTCTTACACGATCTGCTATCTCAATCCGCGGAAGTTCTTTCTATACTTCCTTTCAATTCTTCATTAACCTCATGCCTAACAACAGTAGAATACGAGTAGCCTTTGAGGCTGCATCAACATTCTCGGGTCTTAAACCGTTACCGTCTTTAGGTAAACTGGGGACTAAGGTAGAGGCTGCTGGAAAAATAAGAGTATTCGCAATGGTAGATGCGTGGACTCAATGGATAATGAGTCCTATCCATGAATTGTATTTTGCAATCCTGCAAAAGATTCCACAGGATGGAACCTTCGACCAGCTTAGACCCCTAGGGGCTTCTAAGAACTGGAAGGATGCTTTTTCATTGGATTTAACGGCTGCGACTGATAGATTACCTTTGAACATTCAAGTTGATCTGTTAGCGGCTATTACCGGCTCGAGATCTTTAGCTCTTAATTGGGCTAAGGTCTTGGTTGATAGAGATTACTTTATCAGCTACTCTAAAGCATACGGAGGAAAGGGTATCGATAAATATCGAGACTCCGGTCCAACGAAGAGAGCATGTTCGTTCTCGCAAACTTTACGGTATGCGGTAGGTCAACCTATGGGCGCGCTGAGCTCATGGGCATCGCTCGCTATTACCCATCATTACCTTGTACAATATTCCGCTTGGGAGGCCGGAGTGGCCAGACCAGGAGTGTGGTTTAAGGACTACGCAATCTTGGGAGATGATCTTGTAATCGGTAACCGACTAGTGGCTATAGAGTACTTAAGAGTACTAAAAGATATAGGTATGGAGGTTGGTCTTCATAAGAGTTTAATCTCTGGGGGAAACCTTGGACTTGAATTTGCTAAAAAGACTTTCCATAAGGGAGAGGACATTAGTCCAATTCCACTTACCGAATTTGCTGCTGCGTTGGGAGCTATCTCAGAAATGAGATCCTTTGCCTCTAAATTCAATCTTGGATTTGCCGCATTGGTTAAGACTCTCGGGTATAAATTTAGAATTCTTGGTTCATTAACCAAACGATTTAGTTTGCTTAATTCCAAGGTCAAAATTATATTCCTCGCTACTAACCTTCCATTTGACGAAGGGTCTGTACCTGAATTCTTCAGGGTTGGGGCAGCGCTTTCCGCGCTATATAAAGTTGATGTGCTAGCTATTGCGGAGAAATTCCGAGCTACCGAGTTCTTAAAGTTAGCCAAATCGGCCCAGAGAGTAATCACTGGAATCCGAGGCGGTTCACATATATATAACTTGGGTTATCATCCTTTCGAGGCTCTGTTAACGTCTTCGATGAAGTTCTTACTTCCGAATCGCTTTGTAGAAGCCCATTCCACCTATGATATATTGGGTCCTGAGGGATCCAATCAATTTGTGGTATGTGAATACCAACCTGTAAAAGGTTCTGAGTACGTGCCACTTGAAAATAGTGTTAGTTTCTCTGAGACTAATATGAAGATAAAAGACTCATGGCCATGGGCAGCTTGGAACACTGTCTTAGGAACGTACGTCGATGCACTTGTGATCCCTGCTAGAAGTAAAATTCTTAGCGTGTTGGAGCCTTTCTCGTCAGGGTGGATACCAGCCATGGTTGGTATACCAAACGACTTTGCAACTCTGTACATGTTGTACCTTGAGTCTGCGAGAGAGGCGGCGAAAGCCTCACCGTCATCATTATCACTAGGTAAAGTTCTTGCTCCGAGCCGAGGAGTAGATCCTGTCCAGATAAAACTCTGGAGAAGATGGTCTTCGGTTCTACAAGGAACTTCGCTACTTGACTCGAGATTAGCTACCTCTACAAACAAGGAACTAGGGAAAGGGTTAGGAGTAAAATCCCAAACCTAATCATAGTAAACCTTGTAAATATTAATAGGCGCATCTGAGCGTAGACCCAGGACTAAAACTTGTAACTGTAAAAGGTTGCAGGTGGGGAGTTCTGCGGTAATCTGGAG